CCTCCATCTGGTTTTTTGAAAATTGGTAAATTACTTAAATCTGGGTATTCGTCTTTCGGAACTGCTGAATTTTTTTTCGGTAGAAATGAAAGCCTTGTCAGTCCTTCGGCGGAATCTCTCGGACTCATGTAACAGTGATAACCAAGGATTATTTCTTTATCGTCCTTAGGCAACACATTTTCACTTCTTCCGTCAAATCTTGCTTTGCGTAGCCACTGGTCAGCATCTTGGTTGTCATGGAGTATCGCTCCCCCCTGACCTATTTGCAATGTCTTAGACCAATGAAAAGATACACAAATGAACTGACCTGGCATATACATACCAGACGTGAAAAGTTTTGCTGAGTCCCAAATCGGGTATGGTTTCAACTGGTATCTTCCAGACCAAGCCCAATTCTCGAACTTTACTCGTCCTCCAGAGTGGATAATGGAAAGAGGCACTCCAACATAAGTGTGTTTTGGTATAGTTACTTCTTCTACTTTATTATATGCACATGCCAGCAATAACGCGTTTGTGCAGGAGTTCACGACTACCGCGTAACTCGCCCCAGTGTACTTGCAGAGTTCTTCTTCAAACCATCTTGTTACGTCGTGCGGATTCATGTGAGTGGGAGTGCCTTTCTCCAGTCAATGTATTCTTTTAACTCTTTTTCAAAATCTGTAGTTGGTTTGAAACCCATGAGCGTAGCCTTTAATATGTCCGCACACAATCTTCTTACTTCCCCTGGTCGTGGCTCAATGTGGGTGGGTTCTGGACAACCAGTGTACTTCCTGACAAGTTCAGCTATCTCGTTGACTGAAACAGTTTTCCCTGAACCTATGTTCAATGGCTCCCCTGGTCTTCCTTTTTCTGCAATTATCTTGTACCCCTGTATGGCATCTGACACCGACATATAATCCCTAAGCTGTTCACCATCCCCGAATATGACAGGGGGTTTCCCTCTTAATGCACGGTCTACGAATATCGCTATCACACCCCCATAACTGTCGAATCTCTGCCACTTACCGAATGTATTGAAGTTTCTCAAAATCTTTACGTCTGTCCCGAAAGTATCGTGGTAAGCCTTTGCGAGTCGGTCTGCCGAGAGCTTGGAAGCTGCGTATATTGATTGGGCGTCGAGCGAGTGGAGTTCACTCATCTTGTCCATCTGAGAACTCCCATACACCTCACTTGTTGACGCGAGAATCATCGGCTTCCCGTATTTCCTACACGCCTCTAAGAGATTTAGTGTTCCGTTTACGTTTATGTCATACGTTTCCTGTATGTGTTCATTCCCGTAGTCTATGTTGATTTGAGCTGCGCAGGCGTAAATTTCATCTACTTGACTAACTAGAAAATCAACCATTTTTTTATCTCGTATATCACCCTCAACCGTATTGCGCATTTTCCTCGTACTCCACCTTCCGTTGTCTAATCCAATAACCTCCCACCCATCTTTCTCCATTTGTTCCTGAAGGTGACTTCCTATAAACCCTTCGTTACCAGTAATCAAACAGCGCATACTTTTTTTACCCTATATCCGTAAGTATCTGTTTTTCTATGACAATCAAGACAAAGTGTCCTTCCGTTATCTATACTTAGCCCTAGTGACTTAAAGTATGCATAGGGCTTAATGTGATGGGCGTTTAGTTTTCCACCAACTCGCCCACATAAAACGCAGGTATAATTATCTCTTTTAAAAACAAACTTTCTCCAATCATTGTATACAGTTGACTTTCTAAAGTTCCTTGCTTCTAGAGTTTTGCCTCCCTGCCAGTTCCAATGATTTTCACCCCGCCAACCGCAAACCATTCCCTTATTCCATGCAACTTGTAGTCCCCTCCTGCCCTTATTCCATGGTCTCTGTCCATCTAACCATATTGGTTTTCCATGGTTCATGCTCATTTTCTTTTTTGTTTCTAGCGTGACATGTGTTCCAACTTTTGACCCCCAGTAACAAACCTTAGAACAATAAAAAGAGTTCCCATCTCTCCCATTTAATCTATGTGGAAAAATAAGAAATACTTTTTTACATTTTTTACAAACCACTTCAACTCTCATAAATTGTTCTGGAGGAGGGAGAAATAATTCTCCCCCCAGCCATAGCAATCAATGCTATCTATCTTCTCTCTTTACCAGTTCGTGATGTAATTGTTGTCGCTGTTGTACAAGATAGCAGTAGCAAGAGTCAACTGTGCCGAAGTTCCACAACCTGGGAACAGGTTGGTGAAGCCTTGGTTGATTGGAGCGGACGGCGCTGTGCAGGCCGTTCCAATAGAGTTGTTGACTTGCGTACCATCAGAATTCCAGACGTAAACAATTGCACTCGGATTCAGAACCTTCGAAGCGAGATTCGCTTTCCATGCATACACATCCGTAAGATTGTTTGGGTCATCTTTAGATGCGCCTGTATTTTTGAAGGTTTGAACTCCGCCATCAAGCTCTGTTACGGCAAAGGCATCTCTGCCGAAGATAGCCATACCGAGCGAACGCCAGCATGAGCCAGTGGCCGTCGAAATGCTATCGCCTGATAGTGTTGAACCAGGTACAATCGGAACATAGGTTGACTTCATCAAACGGCAATTAAACACCGTTCCGACTTCGTAGTCGTACATACGCTCAGGTTGGCTGTAAGCCGCCCAGCTAGCGAATGTAGTATCCGAGTAGACATCCTGTAGTTGGTTCGGGTGAACGATACCAACGTAGTTTTGTCCGTCGAAGTTTGGTGCATTATTTGCCTGAAGACGAGTAACCGCTTTCCGAATGTCTGATAATGCCAGACGAGCCGCACCGCCAGAACAGATAACCAGACCCCAGTGACCCTCTTTAGCACCTGTATCGTGCTTGACAAAGTGGGTAATACCAGTATCGGCTAAAATGCTCTGTTGGATATATTGCTCGACTGTTTGCGCTGCCTGTTCGGCCATCAACTGAGTCGCATAAGCGTCAGTGTCGAATACCGTAACGAGGCGAGCGTAATCAGACACGGTGACAGAATCACCGATTTGCTGAACCAACGCTGAAACTTGGTTTGCTGAAATAGTTTTCACCGAGCAGATAGGTACGCCCTGTGACAGGTTATACCCAAGTGCTAAGGCTACTTTTCTATTAAAGACTATAGCGTTACCAGTCCGTTCTGACAGAGGTTTCTTTGTTGCGAATGTGTAATACCGAAAGGTCGGTCTCATCCATTCCAACATGATTTTCTGAAAGTTCGAGGTAACACCACTTGACAAGCCAGCGGTAGTTGAGAGAGAAGGTGTTCCTGAGAAAGCCATTGAACATTCCTTCTATTCCTCCTGAATTTATTTTGGTCTTTTTACAGTGCGTTGTCGTGAGATTTCTTCGAACATTTTGTACTCAGGCCCAAGTGCTGCAAACACCTCAGCCAGTTCCTCACTAGACTTTGCGTTTTTAATTGCATCATCTACCGTGGTTGGCTTGTAACCTGATGGCCTAGACGACTCAACAATAGCTTTTTGGGCTTGCTGGGTCGCTTCGTTCGCTCTCTGAACGCCCTGATTGAACGACGTTCTCTCTACAGTTGGGTAAGTAGCCAACTTAAAGGCATCTTCCATCGAGATTTTCTTTTCAGACTTGATTCTTGCAACGTCTTTAGCAACAGACACGAACTTATCGCCGTACTTGTTCACCATATCCTGAACTTCCAATTTCGCAATAGCGGGGGAGAGAAGTCTTGTGACCTCATCACTTAGTGCTGGTCTCATCTTTTCGATGATAGAACTAAGCTCCTCTGTTTGCGCCTTGGGTTCAGGTTGAGAAACATCTTCAGCTTTCTGCTCTGGCTGTACAAAGAGTTTTTCAAGCTCTGACCTTTCCATCTCGACTTTTGTGTTGTGCGACTGCAATTCTTGGTAGGCCTTCTCCAAGTCCTCTTGGGACTTAAACTTTCCAAGAATTAGTCCTGCTTCAGCACCCTCAGATTGTCCCTCGCGGGTCTGCGGTTGCTCGACGCCAGCGGCATCGTTTCGCGGGGTTTCACCGCTAGACGTGTCGGGCGTCTGGTTCGTTGCATCCGTTTGTCCTTGCGGGACGGTGGTAGCAACGTTTTCGACGTTATCCATACGTTTCCTTATTCCTCCGTTGGTAATTCTTCTAATCTATTTTTTATTTCTGTTTTTCTATTTGTTGTTGATTCAAAGTGTTTCCTGATTGACCTAAGCACCCTAATCTGTTCCCTGATAATCGGCAATTGCTCGTTTGATGCGGTTTCCATTAGGTCAAGGAGAGTGTAAATCGGCTTGTCAACCACATTTTCTAGGAACATCTGGAAGTCAGGATTTCTTCCTAAGCGTTCGTAGACTTCTATCGAAAGACTCGCCTTATTTAGTTGTTCTCTCGCCAAGTCTACCTCTGTCTTTTTTGTCCCCCTAGGCATACTAGACTGTTTGAGTTGTTAATGCTTCTTGAACTTCGGCGGCTTTTGCGGCTTCTTCCATTGATGCGGCTCTCATTCTTGAAGCCACTTCTTTCGGATGAGTCTTGATGTTCTCTTTCTTATCAAGAATCTGGGCAACGGCATCGGGCATGAGTTCTCCCTTGAGTTGGTAGTTGACGTTTGGTTGTTCTGGTGCTACGGGTTCTGGGGGTAAGATGTATTCTTCGACGTTCTTTCTTCCTGAGTGTTGCAAGATGTCGGCACCAAGTTTCGCTACATTGAAGTTAGGTACATTGACCATTGTCTGCAAGAGCTGTATATCTTGGCTCATCTTCTGCATTTCATCCATGTAGTCAATCTCAACGTCTAGGTCGAAGTTTGACTTAATATCCTCTGGTTGAATCGGGATAAGGGCGGCTTCGCCGTTCTTTCCTACGACCCTTATTAACTGCTCTTGGGTCATAAATTGCTGGGATAGTTCTAGGAACTTTCTCCCAATCTTGATAAGACCCCTCTTTAGCTGTTGAATCTTTGAGTTGAATCTTTTATCGGCTTGGTTGATTGCTCCCTGCCACGCAGTCGCCGTTCTGTTTATTACCCCTCCCTGAGTACCACCCATAGGCGAGGTCAACGCACCAGAAAGCGGAGAGTTCGCACCAGTGATTCTCTCCATGTCTGATTTTATTATAGATTCTTCCGTAAATGCTTCTGCTGGTAGTGGCTGAGTATCACTTGGAATTAACCCGTCGGGTCTTGTAAGGTGGATAATCCCGCCAGGTCTTGAAACCAGTTCGTCCTCGAATTGTACGCCTCCAGCGACAATCTTCCACATCCGATTCAGGTTAATCTTCACATTATCCATCCTCTGATTCCGAATGTCATTCAACTCATTTTGGAGGGAAACTACTGGTTCGATTTCCCCAATGCCATAAAACTCATGGGGAACGATTGTGTCCCTGATGACCGTAAACGGATTCCAGTTCGTATAGGGATTTTTGTCGCATCTTAAAACTTCATTTCCAGCTAGGACGATGATATATGGCTCTCCCCTGAAGTCGCCCCAGTATTCCAGAACCCTATATCTCTGGCGTGAGGTGTCGGAAGAGTTGACTCCTATGAGCCCCTCCCTGTACATTCTCTCCTGGTTACTAGGAAGGTCGGAACTTTTCTGTGACTTCAGCCTCTCAATGACTTCCTTTTTGTAGTTCGGGTTCTGTTCTAGGTCTTCTATATCTCTTTCAAGTCGGTGGATTCCATACTTCATTTCTTCTGCGTTCCTAGCTTTCGGGTCTGGGAAGAAATCAAAAATATCTACAACTTCTGGATTCGGCATACCGTCTTTCCAACTCGTCTTACAAACAGCAGTCCCGTAGATAAGGGCTTCTTTTACAAGTTCTTCTAAAATATCTTCCATGTTCGTCTTTGAGAACTGGAACTTGAGGAGGTCTGAATATGCCTCTGCGTTTCCCGTGTCCATACCCTCTACTGGAAGGGTGGTGAAGGTGCGTTGAGCCTGAGCTATTCTGGGAGCTACAGTTTCAACTATCTCGAAAGTTTTTGATATGAAAAGGTTTGACCGCCAAGGGAGCCTTCCCGATTCGAGTTCGCTCCTGTAGAGCCTGTAGTACTCCTGGAACCTTGTAAAAAACGGCTGTGTGTATTTCTCGGATACGTTAAAACGCTTGAGTACAAGCTCTTTTGCATCCTCTATTTTTTTTATGTCGCCTAACTTTTCCTTACCTGTATCCTCCGTATCTGTATATGCCATAGTTTTTGGCTAATCTTAGCCTAATATCCAGTGTATTTATTGGGTTTATAATTTCCTAATGGGTTGTTTCTCATTGACCTCGTTACCGACATCTTCGGCGGTAGTTGCCATGTTGCCAGCATCAGGGATGTGACTCCATCATCATGCTTGTCCGACGGTGCGCCATACTTGTAGCGTCCAGATTCAAGCCTCCTGTACCTGTAGTCCTTTAATTCATCAATCAGCCAGTCAACTCTCGGAATCTTAACCTCATCCCTTGAAAGCATCTTGGAGAGGTTTCTCACCAAGAGCTGCTTATTCCCAGCAGAAGTGAACTTAATGGGGGTTATGGGGATTCCTCTTGTTGAGAGATGGTCGAAAATCGTATCTCCCATTCCAGTAGAGTCCATAACCATCTCTGGGCGACCCGCGTCGGTTGTCCATGTGTTCACGATATTCTGCGCTCTCTCTAAGAGAAGTTCAATATCTATCTTATTCGTCCTGTAGACATACTTAAACCTCCAGTCAGTCATATCGAGAATCGCAAACACGGAAAAGTCTTCGCGGAAAGCTGGGTCGAAGCCTATTCTGTACCTGTGTCCTGACTCTGGAAAATCCCTAAACTCATCTACTACATTCTCATCTACCCTGTCAAAAACCATACCAGCGTTCTCAAGGAAGTCACATTCGTACTCCTGCGCGTAGAACTTCTCTGTCATCTCCGCCTTGGTTGACTCAAGGAAACCTAGAGACAGGAGCGCATCACCTCTTGGGGTGTTCTCTGCAAAGTTAAGGGTTGGCTTTGTTGCGGGCAGTAACCATGACTTCCAGTCCTTAACCCCGTCCCTTCCCATAGCGAAGACGTCGTAGAAGTGGTTTCTTCCGTCGGGCGTTCCTATGAATAACGCACCGCCGCCAGTTGAAGCCAACTCTGGCTGGATAATCTTCGGCCACACATGGGGCTTCATAAAGGCGTATTCGTCTAGGAGGGCGTGATAGAGTCCAGGGCCTCTAAGACTATCTTCCTTGTCAGCTCCTTTTATGTTCACAATCACCCTATTCCTTAACCGCATCTCCATCTGGGTCTCATTTGGCTTCTTAAGGAGCATGGAGGGTGGGACAATGTCTTTAAGCAAGTCCCAAGCTATGTCCTTTGATTGCTTGTATGTCGGGCCTATGTAGGTAAAACGAGGAACTCGGATTGCCCCTTTAACGGCATCTTGGCACTTATAGGCAAGCATAAAGAGATACATAAGAGCCATGACCGTCTTTCCTGCTTTTCTGTGGGCTACGACTACCTTGTATTTAGAAGAATCCTCCGCAACGCCTTTGTTGGGGTTTCCTATTATCTGCTCCTGCCAGTCTCTTGGGGAAAATTCCTCCGCTAAACTCATGAAAATGTGAAATGATTCCTAATAAACCAAGAAAGCCTATTTGAATCCACTGTCTTGTAGTTCAATGACTGTATGTATTCCCCTAGGGCATAAAACGGCTTCCACCACGATTTAATCTCCCTGCGGTAATATGTGGAGTTTCCAGACTTCTCCCTGTAATAGTTGAACCTAAGGTTGTATTTATTCATCTACTACCTCTCCCTCGATTATCTTTGCCTCAGGAAGCTCTTTAGGCTTCTCGAACCAAAGGTTTATAGTCTTGTTATCTGGCTCTCTCCTCTCCCCGTACTTCTCCCTCCAGTTGTTTTTTAAGTAGAAAATCTTAGACACAGGCGCACCCTTCGGGTCTAGGGCTGAATCCAGCAGTGTACTCTCCACTTTCTCTGAAATAAGCCTATTTACCTCCTGCAGGTCTGCTTCGAAGTCTGGGTTCTCTTTTCTCCACCCATCTACCGTAGACCGCATAATCTTCAATTCCTTGCAGGTAGTCGTGTAAGCCCCATTATTCTTAACGTAAGCCTCAAGGAACCCAGCGTAATCTCTTTGCTGGAAGTTATTGATACTCTTGCCTATCTTGTCTTTAGGTACATTTGGCATTTTTCCTAAGGAATTCGTAAATCAGCTCTTGACATTTTGAAAGTTTCTCGACCCATTTATGGTGTAATATAGGGTGCCTTTGTGATTATTTCTGAGAGGTGGTCGTCTCCTTTGTGATACTTCCTAAGAGGAGGTCAAAGATACTAACACTCATACACCCCCACCCCCACATGGTATAGGGGGTCTCGTCTCCATATGCTTTCAATACCCATATTCTACACATATACTCCGCTAACCTTAGAGAAATCCTCTATTTGTTAGGGTCTTACAATGTATAGCACGAGCATGTACCACAGTGTGGTGTACGCATCAGGTGTGCTTCTCCGCTTGCCTCTGTCTTAGATTGATGACAACTATGGCAAAGTAGCTGTAAATCATTGAGTGTTACGTCGTCACCGTATCTCTTATGGTCTATGTCATAGGATTCACTGGACTGATGACACTCCTCACATGTATCACCGCGAGTGAATACTAACGCCCAATACACATAAGGACGCATTTTAGGGCTTATTCTGTATTTTATTGCGTTTGACATACCTTATTCTTGACTAATACTGATATAGGTCTTTTAGGGGATAGTATGAGGTGAATGGAATAATCAAACCTCCACCAGTGCCACTCTCCAAGCATACTAGCTACATACTCACTATCTACGATCCTATATACAATTGTTCAGCCCTTCTCCATGCACTCTCCCTATTTGACAGTTTATATATGAGTAGTTTACTTTACATTATTCGCTTCTTCTGTTGCTATCTGTTGCTGTATCTTATTGGCTTGCTGGACTGCTGATTCGTAGACTTGTTTCGCCCGTGCAATCTGTTTATTGGCTTCGTACCATGCCTTGTAGAGGTCTGGAGTGTTCTTGTCGTCGCTCATAGTCTGTTCATTAGTGATTCAATTATATTTCGTATTTTTACTAGTAACATGAACAGGGCATGTCTTGGACCCGTGCTGATTGGAATATAGTTATTGTCGTACTTCATGGGTGTGTATAAGTACATGTATGCATGAATATGCTTTACTTATAGGGGCTTGACAGTATGTATAGTTAGGTATATGCTTACATTATCACTGATTTAGAGGCGGACATGGCAAGGCGCAACAGTATGCAACTTTCCTTGACCAACCTGTCCTCTCAATCGGTGAATGACCACTAAGCCGCGAACGTCAGCACTGAAACCTTGTGAGGCGTACCGGACAGGTGGGATAGCAGTAGAACACTGACAACATGGATACTAGCGAAGGGACGGTGAGGTATGGGGAAGTATATTGACTTACAGTAAATGCGGATGCTGTGGAGATGAAAAAATGGATGGAATGAACACAGACGAACATCACGACACGCCAAAGTACGATTGGCAATTACCCGAAAGAAACTAATCAATCACGCTTCATCGTTCGCTCGCTAGTATTCATAATATATCGGGATAGTGGCTTATCCGCTAACACAATAAAAGTATGGACACTGAAAAAGATGCGCTTATATCTCACTATGTAAACCTATACAGGATGGTGAACTGGTCGAATGAGGGTTTACAATCCGACGAATTGGAAAAAATGAGCATCAATGAATTGAAAAATGGTATTGATTCACTGATGATACAGAATAATATCAACAATCACTACTCAAATTACTAAGGAAAAAGCATATCCTAGCGGGTATGCCACTATCTCGATAACACGACACCGGACGTATTCCGGCAATCAATCCAGCAGATACCACGGCAGAGAGGCAACAAACGAAAGGGACACGACCATGAAAATTTATGACCTACGTTTAGCACTTCGGGCATATCCTGAACTGCTAAAGATTGCCAAGAGTTTACATCGAATGGACGAAGCAGACTGTAACTACGGTTCAACACCACGTAGAGATAAGGCGCAAGATAGAACGATACTGAAAGCACGGAAGATACTAGCCGACCTTGCCCGAAATACAGGCACGGAAGGCTTGACAGCGTACCACCAAGGCGACCCACGCGGTTGCTCACTCTATGTAGTGATACCAGAAGACTGCTCACAAGAGCGATACGATAAAGGAATAGCTATCTACTAATTAACTTAGCCCTACTGTCGTGATACCTGCTGGATTGAATAATGCTTAATTGATTGTGTATCACTCACTCCCGACTGGCTCTATGTATACATACCCAGCGCGCCGAATTCCCAAGCTAGCATTGGGGTAGGGTGGGTATACGCGACCAGTCAAGCATTGCACGCACACACGATAGTATAATAACGAGTATACTATTCTGCGTGGGTGAAAACTCACAGATGGTGGGACGGTATGCACAGCACATAGAAATCGTGATCAGATTGAAGCGCCGTCCCTTCCATTCTAAAAAGGTCAAAAGATACGACAACTACTAACTAACGAAGAAAAATATGGAATGCCCAATATGCGGTAACGTACTAGAGGACGTGGGAAACTACAAGT